GCACAAGAAGAAGCTTTTCTTGAGAGGCAGAGGAAAGAAAAAGAAGATAGGGACAGGGAAATAACTGAGTCTGCTGCTGAAAGGCAAGAGCGTTTAAAGGCTTTTGGTTCAAGAGAAGACCGTATGTCTGCTCTAGGTTCAAGAGAAGACCGTATGGGTTCGATTGGGAGGGGTTTTGTAGCTAGGACAGACGCTTTAGGACCCAGAGAACAACGAATGGGTTCTATGTTTGGTATTCAGTAAACTGAGTAAAAACAAAGGGGGTCACTTAAGACCCCCAGTTCACTCTAAATCTCGCAACTGTTGCCAACACAGGCCAACTGCTGCGACCCCTCCGTCATGTCAGAAGCCTCTGAGATGTTCCAGTCGATAGCCTTGAGAAAAGCCTTGTTGACTAACGATTGGTACGTCTCTGGGTCCACTGGCTCATAGGGTGCCTGCTGGTACGTATGTTCTGAGTAAGGTAGAAAGCTTATGCCGCTAACCTTGTCGAACTTGTTGTACAACCACTGCCCCACCTCTAGGAACTCATCGTCCCTGTAGTAGCAAGTCATGGACGGCTTGTGTTCACACCAGTAGTCCTGATACATCTCCCATAACTCAAGCTGCTCCATAGCACCCATGTCCGTAGCCACCACAGCCTTCTTAGGAGACTTAATGGGGAACGAGAAGACCTTAGTAGTAGAAGAAGTCACGTCTAGTTCCACAGGGACTCCTGCGGCCTCTAGGACACCACACAAGGGGTCTCGTGCGTCTGCTCTTACTCGTCTAATGTATTGCTCAGAATATCTAGGGTGGATGCCAGACGCGCTGTCAACCAACTGAGATACAGTACCGGAAGGCTTAACAGCAGTAATGGCAGTGCTAACATTGATGCCAAGGCGTTCAGCCCAAACACGGTTAGTTTCAATAGCTTCTTCTTTAAGCTGCGTGAGCCAGTACTGTAGATCTGCACGATTCTTCCTCCCTGACATAACTGGATGGTCCATGATGCCGGTTAGTGACACCCCTAGTAACGCTTCTTCTTCTGTGTTGTCCTTCCAGATCTTACGCAAGTACCTGAAGTCAGTCAGGGTTGCCTGTAGTGTACCTAAGATAGCAGCAGAGCGTACCTTTAGCCGCAGGCTTTCCAAGGTGTCATTGGCCCGAACCACTACTTCCGACAAGTTACAGAACTGGTAAGGTCTCAGGATAATCTCTGAGCATGGGTTGGTCCCGAAGTCAAAGGTAGCGTCCCTGCGTCCATTCTTTTCAGCCTGACGCTGACTAGCGACACGACTAAAGACACCTCGTTCCCCTGAGCGTGACTCGTACAGAGACTTCCACTCGTTCAAGAAGGCTTCAAAGTCAGGCTTCTCTGTGTAGCAGGCGGAGTTGTTAGCCAAGCCACGCTGAGGATTATCTACCCACCACTGTCCTGACTTGCTTCGACGTATCCTATCGTCAGTGAGGTTACTAAGACTGATGAGAGCACTTCTTCTAACTCCTCCGACAACGACGATCTGTGCAATTTTACAGCATAAATCGTGGCACTCAATGGAGCTAAGTCTTCGACCTCTAGCGGCTCTGAAAATATCAACCGTGAACTGAAACAGATCAACAAGAGGTTCTGGACCAGACGCTCGACCTCCGAAAGTCTTAAGGGCTGCCCCCGCAGCTCTAACTCCAGACACGTCCCACTTTGGAACTTGACCGCTAAAGAGCATTGCGATAAGTTCTCGGTATGCCTTAGCCCATCCAATTTTGCTGTCAGCGACGTGTATAACGGTATCTGTATCATGGAACTCCTCAGCTACTTCAGGTAGCTTACTAATGTACTGTCGTTCGACACTGAAGCCCACCCCAGTTCCACACATGAGGATGTACATCATTTCGTCGAAGGCTTTAGGGTGGTCGATAGGTAGATAGGAGCAGTTAAACCCAGCTACATTGTCTCTGTCCAAGGCTTCCCCGGCGGTCATAAGCGCCCTCATGCTGGGCATCACGCCTAAGTCATGCACAGGCATGTACAGGTCTAGGGCTTCCTTCTCCGTGAGTTTACCCTTTGAAACCCAGAAGTCCAAGTAACGGTTCACGGTCTCTTCCCATGTCTCCCGGCGTTGTTCTTCCGGTATGTACCGAGCGTACCTAGACTTGTGTATGTACTGTTGATATGCGTCCATCATAATTCGTATTCTCCTCCTGTTAGTAGCGATAGTTTTAGCTGGTCCAGTAAGAAAGCTAGTTCGTACGTGTCCATGTTAGTTGAAACCATGATGTACTCTTCGGACTTAATGATGCAAAAGGCGTCATCGTAGTTCTCTAAGTCTTCATTGTCCATTATGAGTTTAAACACTTNGGGTACGCTAATCCTGTCTGTGTCCTGCTTGTTTCCNCCGAAAGCCCCTTGTATCACTTTCATTCCAGTGCCTCCTGTTCNTTGACCATCTTGTTTAAGTACCACTGAGCCTTCCGTAAGTCCTGTANGCCATTCTTGTATCGCCACCTGTGTAAATATTTTATCACGTTGCCTTCGCAGTACTCAATTATTCCTTCTCCTAGCTGCTGCTTAATATAATCAATGGCCTCTGTACCGCCTTGGTTGTAGTGCTTTGGTTTACTAACTGCGTCCCATTCTTCGGGTGTCGCTAGGTCAATACTCATCTTCGTCCTCCTCTTCACTTGCTAACTCCTCGGCAAAGTACTCCAGTCTATTTATTAGCTTGTCCTCGAACCTGTCCAGAAGCTCCTCAGAGGTTATCTCCAGTGTTTCCAAAAAGTCTTCAGGATCGTAGGTCCGTAGCAGACGTTCCTTAATTTCTTCCATTGTTAGAGACATCTTCTATCAACTCCTCTAGTGTATCTAATGTGTACCACGGGAACCCCTCTTTCTCACACCATTCAGACATTGTCATCTTAGCACCCTTTCTTACTTTCTTGTTTGGACCCATGAGTACAAACACAAGTCTCTGGTAGCTCTCTAGGCTGTCCCTGACTGCTTTGTACTTCTGAGTGTCCCCTTCCCTGAAGAACCCCTTACACTCCACCAGCGTGTCACTAGCCATGTGTACAAAGTCTGGCTTGTAGTTACGGTGGATGGTGTAAGGGACCATATAAGGCTCGTACTCGAAGCCCTCCAGTACCTTTGCAGTCTCTTCCTCAAAGACACTACGAAACTTCGATTTCTTGGACCTTCGGCTCATTGAATACCTCTACTAAATAGCGTGGACCTGATGAATATGCGAACCCTCTTACGGCAGGCCAGCACTGTTTTTTGTAAGAGCAGTAGGAGCATCCGATAGCGAGTTTCTGGTTGCCACTTTTTCCATCTGCGATAGGCTTGTAGCATACTTCGGGTGGTTCCTCCTGCTCCACTAGCTTTTTTATGCGTTCAATCCTTTCTTCTATATCATAAGATATTAGGTCGTACACAGGAGCTTGTGTGTCCTCTGAGTCGTACAGGAGGTACGTCAGGTGTCCATTCTGTTTGTCCATTGCCAGCCAGCCAAACTTGGTTTCACCTTCTGAGTGAGCGTAGCCCTTGATCTGCCCTATGTACCCAAAAGGGTCGTCGTAAGCCAGAGTCCCTTCCTTGAACTTCTTAAAACCGAAGGTGGAAGTAGACTTCACGTCAGTCACAATCCCGTCGATTCTACAGTCCATAGACCCCTTGATGCCATTGACCTCACACTTCTTCTGCTCATCTGTCACCTTGTGACCAGCAGCTCTTGTGAGGAACAGTAGCAGTTCTTCAATGAGGTGCCCGTAGAGGAACTTGACGTACGTATTAGGAGTCAAGTCTTCCCCTTTGTCCACGTCGTTGTACACATTCCATAGGAAACGCTCATCGCGCCCAATGTTAGACATACGAAGCTTACGCGAGTCGTCTCGGACCTCTGTGAACTCCTTACGCATAAGGTCCTTCACGTTCTCACCGAACAGCTCGATGCAACTCTCGATGTCTACTCCTTCTGCTACCTCTTTGGTAGACACTAGGCTGTAGATGTCGCTCACTAGGTTGTACGTGTTTTTCATTTGTATTCTTCCGCTGTACTGGAGACGACAACTCTGGCCTGCTCCGGTGTGCATTTGAACCACTCTCCTCTGCGTTCGTAGAGCTTTTGTAGCTCTGTGTGC